CCGCAATAGCGTGTTTATGTAATTCTGGTGAAGTTTGAGCGTATGGCATAAATGCTGCGATATGAATACCTAAACCACCAGATTCATTTTCTTGTAGAACGAGATGGGCAGGGTTTTTTGTAAAGTAAGATGTTTCTGTTTCAGAAACGATTTCCGCAATAACTTCAACACCAGAAATCAAAGTAAATATTTTAATCATAATATATCCTAGTTAAATCTGACCAAAGATCAGAAAATAGTGTTTCAAAAATAATTTATCCCAATATGAGAGTTGTAGTTGAAACTCCCTGAGAAATTTCTTCAAAACTTTTATCTAATCTCCCAGTATATTCTAGAGTATTATTTAATTTCGCAATCAATGGTGCAACTTCTTTATATGGTTTTTCGCCTAAAACGTCAACCAATGTTTCCACTTCAGTTGGATCTAAATCTACCATCATAATATTCCTATTTGTAGAAAGAGCGGGAATTTTCATCCCGCTATAATATTTTAGTTTATTTCCAACCTTCTGGGTTTAGCAGGGATCGGTTTCATATGCTCTAAATAGATTTTTAATAATCCATCTTCAAGTACAACTCCTGTAACTACCACAAGTTCAGCCAGCGTAAAGGTTCTTGTAAACGCTCTAGTTGCTAATCCTTTAAATATATAAACTCCCGTATCTTCTCCAGAATTTCCGGTAACTGTCAATACTTGGTCTAATAGATCAATTTCAATATCATCACGTTTAAAGCCCGAAACAGCAATTTCAATAAGATAATTGGTATCGTCTAAGGTTTTGATATTATAAGGAGGATAATTACTTTGATTTTTTATTGATTCTTTTGTTTTCGTCATTAGATTAAGTTGTTCGTCAAATCCAATAAAGAATTTTAAAAAATCATTATCAAGGGGATGTGGGAATGTTGATAGTTTCATATAGTTCTCCAATTAAGCGAGATTTAAAATTGTTACCCCGAAGGCGTAACGGTAAAAGGTTAGGGAAATTTTAACGTTCTATCCCTACGAACAAAATTTCATTTAACCAGCATCGCTCTCTGTATCTTCAGGAGCATCTGCTTGTGATGCTTGATATTCTGTAATTTGAGTAGTGCCTTGTGTTTGAATTTTATTGATCAAAGCAGCAATTTCATCAAACGGATGTTTTCCTAAACTACCCAAAACGGCATTTGTTTCTTTCACAGTTAATTCAAGTGTAATTGTTAAGTTTTCCATAATATCTCCATAATTAAAATAATAAAAGTTTTGTAAATTTTGATGAGATTTACAACTCAAAACTGTCTAATTAGTGCTTGATACCTATAGTATATTTAGTAACTAATTCCCACTCAGGTTTATCTTTATGTGCCAATATTTTAATATTATTGAGTGGTGATTTTTCTGTATATTTTTCTGGGTTTAAAATAGTAACCAAATTCCATTCTTGTAATAGGAATGCTATTGTATTCCTTCTGGCTAAATCATCTGCTGATATGTTTGAAGGTTTACCATCTAAATTAAATAATTCTTTGAAATGAACTATAAAATATTTCTTTTGTTTGTGCAATATATGGCACGATTGGTATAGCACATTTTCTTTTTTTGACGCTACGCCAATTCTGGTAAGAGTTTCTTTAACTTTCAGGAAACTATCGGGTTCAGGTATTGTAATTTCTAACATGGAGTTTATTGTCCATTTAAAAGGTACAGTGTTTTCTGAATTAAAATCCTTTTTTGTTGTCACGTATAGTCACCATTTACTAATTTAAAATATAAACTAAATTTCTTTAGTCTTACGAGTAGAGTATCAATTTCATTCTACTAGTTATATTTATATTAGTTATTTTTAACCTCTACCACCTTTGAATTGGCTTTTTTTAATAAACTCCAATTGTTCTTTAGTTAAAATGGATAAAGCAGCAAGCGCTTTTTCTTTAGAATAATTGTAATATGTCTGAACTAGTTCTAAATCTTCGCCTGATACCTCAACTTTAGACCACTTAGAGAATCGTTTTTTCTTTGGGATAACATTAAGATAATAATCAAATTGCCACTTCTTTGGAATATTTGAATATGTATTCATTTCATTAGCATGAAATAAAGTTTCTGGAAAATAACTTAACCCTCTATTGATCATAAATGAGTTATAATTCTTTTCTATATCTTCATCCTCAAAGACATTTTCTTTAGTGAAATTTATTGCATTCAATACATCAAATGGTGATAATGCCATATCATTTCCATACTAAAGAAGACATAATTTCAGTTAAGGCACACATTGTAATGATTTGTTTGTCTGTCACAAAGGCACTTTTATAATCATAGTCGCCTAAAATTAATACCAACTGCGGTAGACTTTGGGGTTCAAATAATTCATTTGATTTCTCATAAATTCTGCTAAACAATTCCGCAGGTTCAATATCAGAATTTTCACCTACCCATTTTCTTGTCTCTGTAAAGTTCTTTTCTTTCATCGCTTTGAACAATGAATCTAAATTACTATCAGATGAAGCGACTAGAATGCCAACATCAATTTTACCAGAAGCAGAATAACGTTGTAATTCATTTAGGGTTCTCCTATAATCGGGAAAGTATTTGGTGACTAATTCAGCAACTACTTTGGGATCAAATTCAATATTTTCATTTTTTAGAATAGCAACTGCTCTTTGAAAGAACGTAGCAGCCATCAACTGTTTATCTTCTTTGCTAATTGTAAAATCAATACACGTACAGCGGCTATGGATAGGTTCTATGATCTTGGCTTTGTAATTACATGTGAATAAAAATGAGCAGTTTGATGAAAACTCCTCGATTGATCCCCTGAGTGCTTTTAATGCATCTTGTGACATCCCATCTGATTCATCAATTATGATAACTTTTTTTGAATCGGTTAGGGAAATAGTGGAAGCAAATGATCTAACTTGATAACGTATAGTATCAATGCCGCCATTTTCTGATCCATTGATAATAATATATTCTGCCCCAATTTCTTCACATAGTGCTTTTCCAATTGTGGTTTTTCCAACACCAGCGGTCCCAGAAAATAACAAGTTTCCTATTCTTCCAGAAGCGGCCATATCTTTAAAAGTTTTCTTTAATGCTGATGGTAAAACACAATCATCAATGGTTTTTGGTCTGTATTTTTCAACAAATAGAAATTCATTTGGAAATGTAACAATACTCATATTATCCTTTACAATCTATCATAAAATAAGAGCCTATATTTCAAGGCTCCATTCAAACTACACTAAAACTTATTCAAACACTGAATCATTTTCCACGCCCAAAAAATATTCTAAGTCTGAATCATCAGCATCAAATTTTGCTACCTTCTTAGAAGAAACATAAACAGTGTAATCAGTAGACGCCAACTTTAAAAGTTCTACTTTGATATTAATCTTAAATGTAAATTCTGTTTCTCCAAATGCTACTTCAAAAGCATTTGATGTTGCATTCTTCTTATCAGATACAACTAACAATAATTTACCATCAGTACCAACAAAAGAAATATCGGGGGCACGTAAAACTGAAGATGTTTTTTGAATTTGTGCTAAGTTATCTGCTGATAACTTGAAAGAAATTTCTGGTTCGGGGAATTTGATATCTTTAGTGGGATATGAAATTACACTTTTATCTGCTGCAAAGTACTTAATTGAGTTCTGTCCTTCAAAAATCTTTACGTATTGACCTTTTTCATTGAATTCTAATTCTGGATTAGAAAATAATGAAATTACACCTAAAAATTCATTCAATTCATAAATAGGAAATTCAATTGGAAATTCATCGGCAATCGTTGTAGTAGCAAAGATAGTATTCTGAACAGAACGCGTTTTTAACACTGATCCTGGAGTAATTAATAAGTTTGAACTGATATTTGCGAAGTTTTTTAAGGTAGCAAGAGTTGGTTTAGATAATTTCATTGTGTATCCTCAAGTTATGTAAATAATAATATAAAGAACTATTGTATTATAGTTCTGGTTAAAAGTCAAGTTTTGTTTTCTAAGTCTACTTCCAAAAGGAACATGATGTTACATAGAGCATGGGCAAGA